CTGAACAATGTCTACAACCGGAAAGAGTTCCGCGCGCAATTCTCGCTAGTGGCGCCGGTCGAAGAATACAAAATCCTCGCCGAAGGCACGACCGACAACGCTCTCGTGACCTACCACATTTCCAAGCGCATCGACATCGCCTGGGCTGCTGCTTAAGCGGCCAGCATCGTTTCAGCAGGAGACTTGATCCATGGCGCGAAAAAAAGCGGATGTGTCCGGTGTCCCTCAGTCCATCAAATCCGATCGGGTCTACAAGGTGAAGTTCCGCCTGCCGCATGCCCGTGGTCGGACGAAGTTCTCGCCGATCCACTCTTACCGGATCAGGGGCGCTATCCTGGCCGACATCCCGGCCGCTAAGATCGCGAGCGCGGAACCAATCGCATGACCACCACGGTCGACTCATTCGAGCGCCGCTTCTCGGCATCTGCCCTCAAGGGTCTACGTCCCGAAACCTGGACCTTTTTATCAAGACCATCAACGCGCGGCTGAAGGGCGTCGAGGAGAAGAAGGCCGACTTCGAGAAGGCCGAAAAGACGCTGCTCGATTTGGGTCTCTCTCGGATCAACGAGACCATCCAGCCGGCCGCGGAGCGCATCCAGCGCGTGGCCCAGCTCGGATTCCTCGTCGCATCGTCGGACACCGAAGCGACGGTGGCCGAGGACCAGGAGGTCCTTCTGACGATCCGCGAGGGCGACCAGCGCGATCTCTTCGTTCCAACGCCCTTCCTGGCGCTGGTGCGCCGCACGAGCTATGCGGATTACGCCATTGCCAGCCTGATCTCCTACAGCCAGGAGACAGGGCAGCTGCTTGTTCGCGTCAGGTCGGTCAAGGGCAATCCGGGCCCGCACAACGATTGGGACGTTGCGGCGCTGGCCGGGCATGTCATTGCCATGGACGATGCGCTTGAGGCGACGCAGGTGCTTCGAGATGCGGTGGCCGCGGATTTGCTCACCGTTGCTGAGGACAAGGCGACGGTTGCTGCCGACAAGCAGGCTGCTCAGACCGCAAAGCAAGATGCCGAGGCAGCGCGCACGGGCGCGGAGAATGCCCTCGCATCATTCCTGCGAGTCTACCGCGGTGCGCTTGCCGAGGAGCCGCCTGATGGTGAGCTCGGCCATTTCTACTTCGACACGACATTACAGCAGGCGCGCGTCTACACGGCGACAGGCTGGGCGCCGCTGTTCACAGTGACGCTCGGCGGCATTCGCCAAGGGCAGGACACGGCGACTGAGGGGCAGACCGAGTTCGATGTCGGCGGCGGCTTTACGTTCCTCAACGTGTTCAAGAATGGCGTTCTGTTACAGCCGGGAGTCGATTACACCGCTGCGAGCCCGAAGTTCACGCTTGCCGTGGGCGCCACGGCTGGAGATGTGATCGCGTATTTTGCCTACTACGCGACCGAGCAGACGGATTTCTACACGAAGGAGTCCGCCGATGACCGCTTTCTCAGGTATGATGGTGTCCAGGGCCTGACACCGACACAGCAGAGCCAGGCCCGCGCCAATATCGGCGCTAGCGTTCTGGCCGGCTTCCGCAACAAGATCATCAACGGCAATTTCGACATCTGGCAACGGGGAACGAACTTCGCGACCCCTTCAGCGTGGAGCTATACCGCCGACCGCTGGCGGGTGGCCTATGATGGCAATATCGGATCATTCTCCATCACTCGAAAGGATTTCGCGCTAGGGCAGACGGACGTCCCAGGGAACCCTGCCTACTATCTGCGGTGGAATCAGGTGTTGGCGCCTACCGGCACAACCTTCTCCCTCATCGCGACCACGATTGAAGATGTTCTCACCTTCGCCGATGAGACAGTCACCCTGACCTTCTACGCGGCGGCCAGCAAAGCGCTGGCGATCAACGTCGGCATCACCCAGCAGTTCGGAACAGGCGGCTCACCATCCGCTGATGTCTTTACCTCTCTCGAAGAGGTTGCGCTGGGCACAACTTGGGGAAAGTTCGCCATTCCCGTAAAGCTTCCCTCGATTTCAGGGAAAACCATCGGCACGAGCGGCGGCGACCATATCATCGTCAACTTCTTTCTGCCGGTCGATACGACTTTCATATTTGACTTGGCGCGCGTGTCACTGATCGCAGGCGATGCGACGGCGGAAGCCGATCCGTTTTCGCCTCGTCTCCTTCAGCAGGAAATTGCGCTGTGCCAGCGCTACTTCTGCAAATCCTTCAGCCTGAATCAGACGCCGGCCTCAAACACCGGCAGCGCAGGCGCCGCGCACTGGCGGGCAGTCAAGGATGGCGCCAACTTCGGCGGAGCGCACTTCAGCTTTCCTGTGTTGATGCGCACGACCCCGACAATAAGAACATTCAATCCGGGCGCTGCGGGCAATCAAGCAAGGACGCAGGGTAACAGAGATTGCACTAGCACGAGTGCAAACGCTGGACCGACATCGATGCTGCTTTTTGCGCAGCATCCGGCCGAAACCGTGGCCAATGAGCTGGTCAGCGTCCACTGGACCGCTGAAGCGGAGCTGTGAGCCATGATCGATAGCGCAAGATACACAGAATCCGGTTCCATCATCGCCGTTATCGATGGGGTGCAGATGGTCGTGCCGGATAACATGGCGAACCGCCACCGCCGGATGCTCGCCGAGTGGGAGGCGCAGGGAAATACCATCGAACCCTACTCGGTGCCGCCGCCAACTACTGAGCAGTTGCTGGATTACCTCGGTCGCAAGCGCGTTGACGTCGAGGAAGGCGGCATCGTCGTCAATGGCCTGACGGTCGCTACCGACCGTCTGCACAGTCAGGTGAAGATCACGGCCGCCTATGTGAAGGCGGTGACAGATCCAGAGTATCAAGTCACCAATTGGAAAATCGCGCCGGGAATTTTCATTCCGGTGCTCGACAACGCGACTATCATCGCGATCGGCAACGCGGTGACGGCCCACGTCCAGGCCTGCTTCAACAAAGAGGCCCAGCTGGCAGCCAAAATCCTGGCGGAACCGCCGATCATCACCAGCTACGAAGAGATCAATCAGGCCGATTGGCCGTCGAACACCTGAGCTCGGAACCCACAGCCTGCCAACCCGGCCCCGCCACCCGCGCGGGGCTTTTTCATTGAGGAGCCCCACACATGGCGGATCTTTCCTTCCATCACGGCACGCGCGTTTTCGAGTCGGCGGAGACGCCCGTCCTCATTCGCACGGCGCAATCGGCGGTCGTGGCCCTCATCGGCACGGCCCCCGAAGCTGACGAGTCGGTGTTTCCGCTCAACACGCCCGTGCTCATCAAAGGTGTGAGCGAGTTCTCGAAGGTGTCGGCGCTGGGGGAAGCCGGCACGCTGAAACAGGCGGCCGACGCGGTATTCGATCAGATCGTCACCTATCTCTACATCATCCGGGTCGAGGAAGGGGAGGAGCCTGCCGACACGCTTGCCAACCTGGTCGGCGACCAGGCGGCGCTGACCGGCGTGCACGCGCTCCTCAAGTGCGAGTCGCTCTATGGGCGCAAGCTGAAGCCACGCCTTGTCGCGGTGCCGGGCTTCACCGGCGCGCTGGCAACGGACGGCGTCGTCTCGATCAACGCCACCGAGCCGGGCGCGGGGCTGACGACGGCGCCGAAGGTGCACATCTACCCCGCCGACGCCACCAAGACGGTCACCCAGGCGGCGGCGAGCGGCAACACCGGCGACGGCACGATGGTGCTCGCCACTCCGGCCTACGGCACCGGCATCGTGGCTGGCACGTACACGGTTGTCTGCACCGCGGCGGCGGAAGGCGGCGGCACGTTTGCCGTGAAGGACCCCGACGGCGCCACCATCGGCACGGCGACAGTCGGGGAGGCCTACGCCGGTCCGGTCAAGTTCACCATCTCCGCCGGCGAGACGGACTTCGTGGTGGGTGACACCTTCACCGTCTCGGTCGAGATCTCAGGCGGCACGGGTCAGGGCGCGGAGGCCATTGCCCAGGTGACCGGCGGCGCGCTGTCGGCCATCGCCGTGATGAAGCCCGGCTATGGCTACGGCCTGACGCCGCCCGACGTCGCGTTCTCCGGCGGCGCCAACGGCACCATCACGCTGCCCGTGGCGACCGCAAACGTCGGCACCGTGGCAAACCCGGTGGTGGCGGAGCTCCAGGGCGTGCTGGAGAAGGTGCGCGCCGTGGCCTTCGCGGACGGCCCGGACACCACGGACG